ATCTTCGCGGTCTTGGTGCTCGGCACCGCCGCATTCGCCACTCACGTCTTCCCGGACGTGGCAGACGACAACACTCACTCAAATAGTATTGAGTGGGCATCTGACTCAGGTGTGGTTGTTGGATATGAGAACGGCAACTTTGGTCCCGAGGATAACATCACTCGTGGCCAGGCAGCTTCGATGTTCTACAACTACAACGATACTCTCGAAGATATTGCTGGACCACAGGGTCCTGCTGGCGTCGACGGTTCTAATGGCTCCGATGGTGCCGATGGTTCCGATGGTGTTAACGGTTTTGCTGATATCTACACAGCCAAAGCTACAAGTGATATTGTTGCGCTTGACCCTGGGGAAGAGGGAACTGCTACATCCATCTGTGACGAAGGTTATGTCGCGATTGGTGGTGGACATAAGATTGACGGTAACCCTGGAAAATCGTTTGAAGTAATCCGCAGTCAGCCAACCGGCACTTATGAGAACGCTATGTTCAATTCATGGGAGGTTGTTGTTGATAACACCGGTGCTGTTGCAATCGATGTGCAGGTCGCAATTGTTTGTGCTGATGTAACGCCCGCTAGCTAGATAACCTTAGTGTGCTACCTATATCTAATTGCTATGAAGAGAATTAGATATCTTACAGGTACAGGCTGGTAATGGATAGTCAGCCCACACTTTCTAGCAAATGGAGGAACAACTATGACCGTTCTAGAGACACTAGAAGCTCGGCTAAAGCCGCAGTATGTTGGTTGGCAAGATCAATACAAAGGAGTTCTTACAGCGCTAGGGATTCCTCTCGACATGCCGATTAATGATCTAGATGAACTCATGGCTCTTTGGGAGGACGCAAAATGAACAAATTCAATTGCTGCAAGCACTGTCTCCATATCGTCGGCAAAGGACATGCCCGTCCTTGCAATTTCTGTGTGACTGATAAAGCAAACATGCCAGAGGAGGATGCGGAAAGAGACAACCTATGATCGCTACCAAGCGCGTCCACATCATTCTGCCCGCGCTCGCTGCTGGCGTGCTGCTCGGAGATCTCTTCGCCGGACATATACCCATTGTCGGGATCGCCGTCGCATACATCATCGGCGACCTCGTGCGAAAAGCCTTTCCCCGACTTGACGATGAAGAAAACGGAGGTTATAATAATGAGTGAAACTGAAACAGCGGTTAAACCAATACCGCTCACAAACGATGGGGGTGACCACGATCGTTTTGCACACTATGTGTACCGTCTGAAGGGTGATCCTCGAGATGCGAAGACGCTCGTTACTGAGGCTATTGTAACCGGCACTCCAGTCCGAGCGTTATGCGGAAAAGTGTGGGTTCCTTCCCGTGACCCTAAGAATTTCCCTGTGTGTCCTGAATGTAAAGATATTCTTGAAACACTACGAAGTAAAGGCTAAATTATGGATGAACAGCACGTATCTACCTGGGTCGAGGCGCTCGAGGGTTGTGCTGAGTTGTACCAACATGCTGCTAATCATCTCAAGGAAGATCCACCAGACTACGGAGAGGCTGCACATATTATTGCAGTGGCGGTTAAGGCTGCATCTACTGTGCATAACCAAGCGATGATGTCCTTTGCTCTGTCCGGACAAGCTGGTGATCAGATGCTCGATAGTGTTTACCATTCGTTTAGTGAGGATGAATGATGAATGAACAAATGATGACTAGGGACCAGAAGTTCCACGTAATTACTAATGCAATTGCGTATGGGATATTTAAAAATAACAGGTATACTGTTGAAGCGGATATTGATGGTATCCAAGCTGTCGTACTCGATCAGTATCAGATCATGCTGTGTAGAGATACTGCAGCACGCGTCCTTACACATCTAGAGAAAGTTGGAGAAGATAAGAAGGGCACGCTACCTAAGACATGTGTGGTTGACTACGCACCGGTCGTCTCTAGTTTTGAGGATGAGCCAGCTATTTGTGAGTATTGCAGTGATATTATCGATGACTATGTTCTTTGGGAAGGGCATACGCCACGAGAAGCAATACTCATTCAAACAATCCAATCCCGTATCAAAAGCGAGGAGTAATGATGAAACAACACTGGGCTATCAGACTGCGTAATAGGCTACTTCTAGGCGGATCACACAAGTGGAATGGGTGGGTGCGAAGTGCGACTGCTTGGCTGGAAAGGAAGTTCTGAATGAAGCTCTACCCCCATCAGAAGGAGGCCGTCAAGAAACTGCGTAACGGCTCCATACTCTGGGGCGGTGTAGGGACGGGCAAGTCTCGCGTGGCTATGGAATACTATATGCAAGAGGAGGCGCCTAAAGATATCTATGTAATCACCACTGCCAAGAAGCGGGACTCTCTGGACTGGGAGGGAGAAGCAGCCTGGTATGGGGTGGGGAAGGCTAAGGATGCAAGCGTCTCTGGCCTTCTCACAGTTGACTCGTGGAACAATATCACCAAGTACACGGAGATTAAGGATGCATTCTTCGTGTTCGACGAGCAACGCCTGGTGGGCAGTGGGCAGTGGTCTAAATCATTCATCAAGATTGCTAAGCGTAATCGATGGATCCTGCTCACTGCTACACCGGGTGATAACTGGCTTGATTATATTCCTGTATTCGTTGCCAATGGTTTCTATAAGAACAGAACGGAGTTCAAACGTGAACACGTGGTTTACAACACTTACACGAAATTTCCGAAGGTCGATCGCTACATTGGCGTCTCTAGACTGGTCAAACTGCGGAACCAAATACTGGTAGAGATGCCCTTCAAACAACACACTATCAGACACACTACGGAAGTCTGGGTCGACCACGATAAAGATCTGCTTGACAAAGCGCTTACTGATAGATGGCACGTATTTGAGGAGCGACCACTGAGGGATGTGGCTGAACTATTCCTGGTGATGAGGAAAATAGTTAATAGCTCCCCCTCAAGACTAGAGACGATACGTCGTTTGATGTTGGATCATCCTAAGTTAATCATCTTTTATACTTTTGACTTCGAGTTGGAGATTCTTAGAGAGCTTAAGGATTCAACGACAATCGCAGAATGGAATGGACACAAACATGAAAACATCCCTGATTTGGCTCGCTGGGTCTATCTTGTACAGTACGCTGCTGGGGCTGAAGGATGGAATTGTACAACGACTGACACGGTGGTTTTTTATTCTTTGACCTACTCTTATAAGAATTGGCATCAAGCTCATGGTCGTATTGACAGGCTAAATACACCGTTTACTGACCTAAACTACTACATCCTAAAGTCAAAATCTGTCATCGATAGAGCCATAAGTTCCTCGTTGAAAGCCAAAAAAAGCTTCAATGAGTCCAGTTTAAGCGTATATCGGTAGTTATTAGCTCGCAAAAAGTAGTTATTAGTCTCTTTCTGCCAAAAATTTGACTAAATACTTTCCCTACGCGCGAGAGTTAATATCTATAATAGTTACCAAGTATGTTCTATAGAAAGTTCTTTGGCCGTGAAATCTTGGCAAGATAGGAGGAATGTATTATGGAATGGTTTGTAATAGAAGAATTTCCCGGGTATTCTGTTAGCTACTTTGGTTCTGTTCGTAATGATGATACAGGTCGCAGTATGGCTTTGACAAAGAACCAACATGGGATCGTACAAGTCGGTCTCATGAGAAATGGAGTTCAATACAAGCGTGGGGTAGCGTTGCTAGTCGCTAAGGCGTTCTTACCCTCTCCTATATCGTCTGTATTCAATACCCCCATCAATCTAGATGGTGATCGTTCTAACAACCACATAGAGAACCTAATGTGGCGTCCTCGGTGGTTTGCCATTTTCTATCACAGACAATTCTATAATGGTAAGCGAGGTTTTAGAGAACCTGTGATTGATGTCAAAACCAACGAGTGGTTTCCAAATTCCTGGGAAGCTGCTATCAAATACGGACTGCTTGATCGAGAGATTATGATCGCTACGTTAAATAGAACATATGTGTGGCCTACCTATCAAGAATTCCGGTTATTTGAATAATAGTTATTACTTCGCGTGGAAAACGTGTTTTATAATAGAAGGAATAGATAAACCAAATTTACTTTTTATAAAAATTTGTCCAGAAAGGAGGTTTTATGCTAGAACGTAACTATCAAGCTCAACTTATCAGAGAATTACGTCGCATGTTTCCGGGTTGTATCGTTCTAAAAAACGACACCGATTACTTGCAAGGCATTCCAGACCTTCTTATTCTCTATGGAGACCGATGGGCAGCACTTGAAGTAAAAGCTTCGGGAGATGCGCCTATTCAACCAAATCAAGAATTTTATATTATTGAGATGGGTCTAATGTCTTTTGCAGCATTCATCTATCCTGAGATAGAAGAGGAGGTCTTATATGCTCTTCGACAAACACTCTGATCTCATCGGTCAGCATGCCTTTCTCAGCGCTAGCAAGTATCACTGGATTAACTATGATGAAGAAAAGCTTGACCGCGTCTTCTCTTCCAGGATGTCTGCACAGCGTGGAACAGATCTGCATGTGTTTGCTCTCGATGCTATTCGTCTGGGTGTTAAGTTGCCTAAATCTGCAAAAACACTACATTTGTATGTGAACGATGCAATTGGGTATCGTATGACTCCAGAACAGGTGCTGTATTACTCAGATAATGCTTTCGGCACTGCTGATACAATTTCTTTTCGTCGTAATAAGTTACGAGTCCACGATCTGAAAACGGGGCTGCATCCTTCGTCAGTGCATCAACTCGAGGTATATGCGGCTCTGTTTTGTCTTGAGTATCGCTTTAAGCCTATTGAGATTGCGATTGAACTTAGGATCTACCAGAATGATGAGGTTCAGGTTTATGAAGCTGATCCGGACAGTATTGCCCATATCATGGATAAGATCGTTTCATTCGATAAGCGGATCAATGCGCTCAAATTGGAGGCGATGTCATGATTATTGACGAAGATGTATATCTTGCTCACTATGGCACTCCTCGTAGATCTGGGCGATATCCTTGGGGATCTGGGGAGAATCCTTATCAAGATAACAAGAAGTTTATCACCATGATTGCTGATCTTCGCAAAGAAGGAATGAGCGATCCTGATATTGCTCGTGGTTTTGGAATGACAACTACACAATTTCGTGCAGTTAATTCGATGGCCAAGAATGAGAACAAGCAGGCTGATATCAACATGGCTCTTCGTCTTCATGATAAGGGTTTGTCGAATGTAGCTATTGGTAAGCGTATGGATATTAGAGAGTCTTCGGTTCGGTCTCTGCTTGCTCCAGGAGCAAAAGATAAAGCTCAGGTTCTTGACGCCACAGCTAATATGTTGAAGGATCAGGTTGCTAAGAAGGGTTATATCGATATCGGAGTTGGTGTTGAACATTACAGTAATGTTGGTGTTAGCAAGACTAAGCTTGACATTGCTGTAGCTAAGCTGAAAGAAGAAGGATATAAGGTAGATTCTGTCAAGATCCAACAGCTTGGCACGGGGCATTTTACAAAAGTCATGGTGTTGTCTAAACCAGGAACTACGTATTCTGAAGTACTAAAAAACAAAAATAACATCCAGCAGATCAGTTCTTATTCAAAAGATAGTGGGCATACTTTCCTTGGTATTGATCCCCCCACTTCTATCGATTCGAAGCGTGTAGCAGTCAACTATGCTGAAGATGGAGGAACTGAAGCGGATGGAGTTATCTATGTTAGGCCAGGTGTTGATGACATCTCTCTTGGCAAATCTAGTTATGCGCAGGTTCGTATCGCAGTTGATGATACGCACTTTCTCAAAGGTATGGCAATTTATAAGAAAGATCTACCTGCTGGCGTGGACCTAGTATTCAACACAAACAAAAGCAAGACGGATGCACCTAATAAGCTTGATACCATGAAGGGTATGAAGCGGGATAAAGATGGAAATATTGATCCTGACAATCCGTTCGGCGCTACTATTACTCGCCAAAATGGTGTTATGAATGTCCTCAGTGAGGAAGGCACTTGGAAGGACTGGTCTAGAAGCTTGTCTTCTCAGGTATTATCTAAGCAGAGTCCATTACTTGCAAAAACACAGCTTGACATGACGTTTGAGAAGAAGACAAATGAACTTAAACAAATCTTGTCGCTTTCAAACCCAGCTATTCGTCGAACATTACTTGAAGCTTTTTCTGATGGTGCCGACTCTTCTGCTGTCCACTTAGAGGCAGCGTACTTGCCTCGCCAAGGATCACATGTAATTCTACCTGTCAGTTCTATGAAAACAACTGAGATTTATGCACCAAACTTTAGAGATGGTGAGCGTGTTGTTCTAATTAGGTATCCACATGGTGGAACTTTTGAAATTCCTGAACTTACTGTAAACAATAGGAATCGTGAAGCTAAATCGCTTCTCGGTACTAATGCGCCAGATGCTGTTGGTATTAACAGTAAGGTAGCAGAAAGACTATCTGGTGCTGATTTTGATGGGGATACAGTTCTTGTCATTCCTAATACTAGCGGTAAGATCAAGACTACACCTGCTCTTGAGAAGTTGCGAAACTTCGATACAAAAAGAGCGTATCCTGCGTACGAAGGCATGCCCGAGATAACATCTCAAAACAAACAAACACAAATGGGGCTTGTCTCTAATCTTATCACAGACATGACTATTCGTGGAGCACCTGCAGACGAG